TTTCTGTCCGGATATTTCTTTTCGTCAACCATGATTTCATGGCGTTCCGGATTCCAATCATCCCAAAGTTTGCAACGGTCGGGAAGTTCAGTTTTCCTACCTTTCTTCAGATAGTTTATCTTCTGCCCGATATCGGGCAATGCTAATATTTCTTCTAAATTCAATGGCATAGCTTATATTTTTAGTGTGTGAATATTCCTGTTAAATCTTTCGGCTTCTGAATCTTACCAAGAAGCTCACCCAATACATAGTAACGTACAGCATCTATTCCGTGATTGTCATGGTCTTCCGGTTCGTTGATATAGTTCCCGTCCTTATCCTTTGCCCAAACATACTTTCTGAACTCGCTTTGTAAGTTGTACGAGCGTTTGGTTATATAAATCTCCATATCTTTCATTTTGTCAATTCCGGCATTGATAGAGCCTGCACCTTTCTCTACGGCATATATCTTGATTCCTCCGTTGTGTATCTCTTGAATCAAACGTGGATCTGCGCTGTCAGCAATGACTTTCAATCCCCACGGGCGAAGAGTCTTGATGATGTCAGAAGAAAGCAATCCAGTACGGTAATCCACTTCATCCAAGTAAAGGGCGTTATCAACGATACCACAACGAATGGAAGCAGACGGGTCATGCGTATAACCGAAGTCTTGCCCGAAAGCAATTTTCTTTGCCCAAGCCGGGAACTCGTCAACAATTCCCCACTTCTTGAACACAGCACCTTCTGCAACGTCAGCCCAGCGACCGATAACCACATGAGCATACTTTTCAGGATTACTCACCTTCATATCTTCCACCTCTCTCAGGAACTCAGGAGAAAGGTTATCCAAGTTATCAAAGTAGGTAGTGTGAATATGAAGCACATTCGGATGAGTGGAAATCTGAACCTGCACACCGTCAATCTCTACCAGCTTGTGAGTTTTCTCAATGTATTTCTTGTAGATGAAGTGATTGGAATCGCATGGGTTCATTATAATGATAATCCGGTTCTGAATACCCTTCTTGCGAATGGAGAGCATTATCTTGTCGAACTCATCTTCGCTTGTCCACTCTTCCGCTTCATCGCAGACGAAAGTCGTAATGCCTTGAATGGATTTCAGTTTTGCTGTCTGGTTCCCGGAAGAAGTCTTGATACCCCGGAACATGATACGGCTCTTAGTCATCTTATTGACTATATCCGTCTTTGTGGTCTTGAAATATTTCGTGGTTCCGTCCAAATCTATCTTCTCCATCATTTCGGGGATGATAGACATACCGGCAGAAACCATCGTGTAACGGGTGTAAAGAATCTGATGAACTATCTTCTCTACGGGAGTCATTTCAAAAGTCAACCGCTCAATAAAGGTAGAAGCATTGAAAGACTTTCCGCTACCACGCCCACCGGTGATAAGAATTATAAATTTTTCCTTATCCTCGTATAATGGATGGTAAATTTCTTGAGGTACTATCATTTCAGCTTGTCTTTAATCCAGGAATCAATGTTGATGCCATGCTCTATGTCTGTTGGAATATCAGCGTCTTCATCTTGTTTGCGCTCAATCTTTCTCCAATCTTCATCATGGTGGTACAGCCAAACGGACATTGCTTGCAAATTAGGAGCCAACTCGCTTTCGCTTACTTGTAATTCATCTTCGCCCGTCAAATTCCCTTCTGAATCACGGAGCTTTCTTACCACGGTGCTTTTGGTTTTTATGCCACCGAGAGCCATTACAAGGAATTTAGCCCTTACAGTGGCATTGATTGTCGCACGCCCACGCGCTAAGACTTCGGATATTTCGGTGTACTCACTTTTCTTTTCGCAGAAAGTTTGTGGTAAAATCCCTATGGCATAGGCAATTTCCTTATCAGTGAATCCCTTTTTGGCATACGATTCCACGAGAGAAAGAAAGTCCTCGCTTGTATAGTCAAACTTTGGCTTTCTTCCTCCTTTACCTTTTCTATTTTGAGATTCACTATTGCTCATAATTTTAACCGTTATTGTTACCCATATATACACGGCGAGAAATTGGCTTGTTTCCATAGACATCAACTCCTCTTTTTGAGAAATAGCTATCTATCTTCTCAGCATATCTTCCCATTATGGATTTCGTTCTATCCCTTATGTTTCTTTGTCTTGCAGAACCTAACCCGTATTGTCTTCCAGCGTTGTACATTATTCGTCTGGACTGCTGATATAACTGGCTATATGTTTTCTTTCTAACTCAGCTTTCCTCCCAATAATTAATCTATTCTTTCTACTTGTTCATCAAAAACTTCTCCCTTTATAAACTTCATATCTGGTTCATACCCGAACCTTTCGCAGAAAGCGGCTTTAGCTTCATAGGTATCGAAGGACAACATCACATAGGCATCCATGTTCTCGGCTTGTTTCTGTGCATTCTCCTTTACCTGTTGTTTGACTTCCTTCATGTGGGCTACCTTTTCGGCACGTTCCAACTGTTTGGCGGCCTTATCGGCTTCTTTCTGTTCGGAAACCGGGGTCATCATATCAGACAAAGCATCCGCAATAGAGTTTTCCCCTTCGGTCTGCAAAAGATAGTCGACACCAATCATATTCAAGTCTGCATCGGTCAGACCTGCATCTTTCCAGTCAATATCAGGAACAATACGGGCAAGAGCGTCAAAATCCCATGTCCCTTGTGCATTAGGGTTGTTCATTAGAATGTTTAACTCCTTTTCCTGCTGCTCGTCCACGTCTATGACATCGACACGAATGCGGTAGTCGTTATCGGGAAACTTTTGCAATTCGTCCATGACAGACAAACGCTGGTGCCCGCTGACTACGGTAAGACCTGTACGCTTGTTCACGACAATTCCACCGACTAAACCAAACTTCTTGATGCCACGTTTCAGTGTCTTACGTGATTCATCGGAAAGTTTCCGGGGGTTATAATCTGCAAAGTGAATGGCAGAACGATTAAGTTCCATCGATTCACTCTTTATGTATTTTGACAATTCCATATCATCCATTAGTTAAACCCATATAAATTCTTCGAGATACTTTTCTTGCGCCATCTTGTTGTTTCCCCTCGTTATACCCAAAGGTTCGTTCAATGTATCGAATATACTTTCTTGCAATAGAGTTTACTCTGTTCAGCCTATTACCCGTTAAAGTACGAGATAGTCTGTATCTTTGCTCTGCAATATCATCAATTGATTTTCTTCTGACTCGGCTTTCCTTCTATTGCTTTTGTTGATTATTATACTCCCAAAGCACCCTTTCAGCCATTGGGAAAACTTTGTAAATTCTCTGTAAATCTTGTGGGTAATTATTCTCCATCCAAAGCATACAATCAAGATTGAAACCTACTCCCGAACTGGCTTTCAATGAATATCGAACTGGTTCGGGTAAATTGTGCTGCCTCATATAAGCAAGAATATCCTTTTGTGTCCAATCAGCCAAAGGATAAACCATACCGTTATTCTCGTAACCGTTTACCTCATACCCTTTCAGCATAAGCCTGCGGTTCATACCATCGGCTTTTTTCATGCCTAAAAATGTGTAATAAAGCCCATAAGTAAGCTGCATAGCCTTTACCACATCTGCCAACTTCAATAGTTTCACTTTCGGATTAGGCACGCAATACATACCTCCACGAAGAATATAAGTAAGATTCCAGTGAGGCACTTGCACAAACTCAATCTTTGGATATTTGACTTTAGTCCAGCCAATCCATCGGTTAATGTGCTCCAATTTCTTGACGAAGTACATGAACACACAAACAATCCGGTCAAACTTCGGATAGATTAAATCAAGCAGAACAAGCGAATCTTTGCCAAGTGATAAAAACAGTAAAGCCTCATTCGATTTTACCCGAATGAGGTCTATATACCGGTTCGCTTGTTCTACCTTGCTCATAGCTAACCACCACTTAAACCAAATGAAGTACGAAGGTCACTATAACGCTGTCTGCGTGACCCCAACTGTGATGTACCAGCTTCACCGCCACGTCTGGCAACCAATCTACCACCAGCCCCTGCACCGTTCATATTTCTGCGAGGCCCGGCTACTCTGTTAATTCTTCTTGCGACTCTGCTTTTTAATTTTAAAAGTTAAACAAATCAATCTATATGTCTCTCTAATATCTTGCCCAAAGTATAATCCATTTGTGCAGCAAGATACTCTTCGCCTTGATGTTCGTAAACAATATCATTACCGTTTTCATCTGTGAGAATAACTGCTTCTGCTACTTTCACTTCAACGATAATATAAGGACGTTTACCTGTATATGCACCTGTCAGAAGCTTGATTGCATCGTACTTGATAGGCTTTAATTCTATTTCACCTTCTTCAGGCAGTTCTGCATCAGCCGGATATTCTTTGCCGCCACATAGGTAAGTGATATACTTCTTAGCGTTAGTTGGTCTGATTTCACGGTATTCGTGGGTTTTCTTTCCTGCCAAGATTTCATCGAAATACTTCTGTTTGATACTTAATGTAAGAATGTTCATAATCGTGTCAAATTTAAATTAATACTCAATAGTTGCGGAAACAGGACTCGAACCTGTGACCACCGCCAAGTCAAAGCGGTAAGCTAACCAACTGCTCCATTCCGCGATAGTACCCCAAAGATACTACCACAACCAAAGATAACGAAATATCTTCAATCGTTATACACGACAACCGGCTTATTGTCGTGAACTAAGCCATTTATCCCGTCTTTCTCTACACGCCTCTAAGGTAGGCGCACAACAAGAAAAAAGTTCACCGCTATCAGTACGGTAGTCGTACTGGTACATTCTCACTCTTTTTCCTCTCAACCTGGTGTTGTAGGTACAATAATTCTCTTTACCGGGTTGGCATACGCTGCAACCGTTTTCATTTATTGAGTTCATAATCACTATATTTAATGTTTTGCATTCAATCTTTTTTCACTCGTATAAGCCACTACAAGCCCAGTCTCGTCATGCTGTATGGTGATGTACTTTTCACCCCTCTCTATAGTAGAGAAGTCATAAGGGGTTACCATCTTACCTAACACTTTGCCCAGTTGCTTCATCAGTGGGGCTTCAGGGCTGATAACTAAAACTAAATCTGCTTTCATAATCGTGTATATTGTGGCAGCTCGAAAGCTACCGGATTAGAACTCAACCAATATCAATCTTTCTAAAGAACCTGATGCTTTCACCCACATATGATTATGTCCGAAACCATAATCGAAAAACAGTTTAAAA